GGCTCTTGCTAACGGTAATTATGCAGCTCAGCCTAATAATCGTATTCTCTGGCACGTTAATAGTTATACTACTGATGACAGCTGGCCAGATTACAAAGTTCAGACTACATACTGGGATGCTGAGGATAGTGGGCTCGTTACAGAAGATAGCGATAAAATGTTCTACGAGATGGAGAAAAAAGAACAAACACTAAGTGAAATGCTACAAGATGGCATGGAAAAAGAAAGAGAAGAGGATAAAACCTACGAATGATTGATAAATTTATTTACAAATGTTTTGAGGCACTAGACAAAATATGTGAATGGATGGATAATTTATTTAAAAAGAAAAAGAAAAAATGAGTAACAAACCATTAAACATTTCTGAAGAAGCCGCTGTGCAAATGCCGATGAAGACGGTTGCCTCGTTGATAATTATCGTGGCATTAGGAACGATGGGCTATTTTCAAATCATCGAACGTCTTAACGTTGCAGATACTCGTATACAGATAATGGAGAAAGATCTAGAAGAGAACACAGAATTTAGAATAAAATGGCCACGAGGACAGCTAGGTTCATTGCCCGCGGATTCTGAGCAATACATGATGATCGAGGATCTTTATAAGACCACGGACAAGTTAAACAAACATATCGAAGAAATGGCTTTAAATAAGGTAAACATCGAGTTTTTACGAAAACAAATGGATAAAGTTTTGGAAGATATTGAAAAATTAAAAGATGCTAATCGTGAGATTGGATACAAGAATGGGAGTTACACACAATGATAGGTTTATTTTTTGCAGGTGTAGTAGTTTCAATTATTGTGTTATCAATATTAATATTTGTGAGGAAATATGATTGAGTCTATAGTAGCCCTTTTGATGTTCGTAAACGGAGAGATCAAAGAACATTTAGTGCAAAAAAATATGGCACATTGTCTTCGAGGAAAACGCCATGCTGAACGGGAGTATTCAGAATCCGTAACTTACAAATGCTATAAGGGTAAGGCAGAGATAGAGTTATATCAAGGAAGAAAATATATAAAATCTTTAATCCTTGAATGAAATTTATCCTTACTTTAATTATTTGTTCACAAGTTGCTGGTGAATGTATGCCATCATATAAATGGCCTAAAGATTTTAATTCACAATACGATTGTTTAATATTTGGATACAATGAATCTATTGTAAAAATGGAAGAGATAGGACGCACAGATGTTAACAAATATGGTATGTTTATAAAGTTTTATTGCACTCCACAACCACCTTTAGTATAATAAGTTATGAATTTTAAATTTGATTTATTAAAAGCAAGCAAAGAAAAAAAATTAAAAGAGTCTGCTATAGCAATTCTTAGAAAAAGAAGTAAAGATTCTGTAGCTAGACCTAGAGCAGAAAAAAATATTCTATCAAATAATCCAAATTTACAAAAAATATAAATGAATCTTTCACGTAATTTTACTTTACAAGAATTAATCAAATCAGATACTGCAATTAGATTGGACATAAATAATAATCCAAACTCAGGGCTGATAGAAAAACTAAAAGCACTTTGTGAAAATATTCTTCAACCAGTTCGAGACCATTTTGGCAGAGTAAAAGTGACTAGCGGATTCCGTAGCGAACAGCTGTGTCTAAAAATAGGCAGCTCAGTCAACAGTCAACATGCCAAAGCTGAGGCGGCTGATTTCGAATGTATGGGTACAGACAATGCAGAATTAGCTGACTGGATCAACAAGAACCTAGATTATGATCAATTAATACTTGAGTTCTACACTCCCGGTGAGCCAAACAGTGGGTGGATACACTGCAGCTATACACCTGATCAACCTAGAAAACAATTCTTGCATGCATATAAATCTGAGGGTAAAACAAAGTATAAACCAATTATAGGATCAGCAAGAGATCTAGTTTAATGTTTAAAATTATAGATAATTTTATAGATGAAAATCTATATAAAAATTTATCAGATACAATAAAGTCAGAAAATATACCTTGGTTTTTTAGAAAAGAAGATACATCAAATTTTTCAAATAGTAAAAATGGCTTTTTTAGTTTTTGTTTTTATAACAATCACAAACCTGATCATGAATTGTTTGAACCATTAATATTACCAATATTAAAAAAATTAAATTTCTTAACTTGTATTCAAGTAAGAGCTAATTTGTGTTTTAGAGATGTTGATGCTAAAGAATCTGCTTATCATTTAGATTACGATCACCCAAATGTAACAACTGCAATTTTATATTTAACTAATTGTAATGGAAAAACAATTTTAAAGGTGGATAATAAAGAAGTGTCTGTAGATAGTGTTGAAAATAGATTTGTAATATTTCCAGCACAAACTCAACATAAACTAATTTATCACACTGACGTACACAAAAGATATGTGATAAACTTTAATTTTATAGGAGAGAAAAATTATGACAATAACTAGAGGACAAATATCGAAACAAGTTGAGGGCAAGTTACGTGGTGCGAGAGACGAAAAAAAGAAGAAAAAGAGAGTAGAAATAGCTATCAAACGTAAAAAAAATCCATTGTCTAGGACTTTTACTGCGTAATAAAAAATGTTATAATCTTGCATGACTAAATTATGTGCAAGAGGCAAGGCTGCCGCAAAAAGAAAATTTCGAGTTTATCCCAGTGCATATGCTAATGCCTACGCTAGCAAGATTTGTGCTGGAAAAATTAAAGATCCATCAGGTTTAAAAAGAAAAGATTTTAAAGGACCAAAACCAGCTGGTAAAAAAATAGGTGGAGAGGCAAAAGTAAAAATAAATGAAGTTATAGGTGGTTTAAAAAAAGCATCTAAAACACATGCTGCACAAGCTAAAACACTAGAGACCTTAAAAGCAAATAGTGGTAAATCAATTCAAGTTTTAAAAGAAGAGTCACAAAAAATCATAGATAATTTTCCTAAGAAAAAGAAAAAGAAATATGTAAGAGAACCTCAATCTAGAGATAAAATGCAACCATCAAGATCGATGTTAATAGATACTACAACAAGTGCTTATGGTGATAGTGGAAAAGGTAGAAAGGTTCCTGAGTTTTCAAGAGGTGGTGGAGCTGCAATAAGAGGTATGGGATTCAAAGGAGTATTCTAATGAGTCTTAAAAAATGGTTTTCAGAAAAATGGGTAGATATTGGAAGCAAGCGAAAGGATGGTTCTTATGCACCATGCGGTCGATCAAAATTAAAAGCCGATCAAAAACGAGCTTACCCAAAATGCGTTCCTGCTGCAAAAGCAGCAAGGATGACAGACTCTCAAAGGCGGAGTGCCGTTGCGAGAAAAAGAAGTAAGCCACAAGGAGTCGGTGGTAAACCAACAAATGTGAGCACCTTTACCAAAAAGTATTATGGTGGTATGATAGAAATTTAAGGAGAATAGTTATGTTAAAGAACCCACAAAAAGCTGACTTAGATAAAGATGGCAAATTATCTAGTTACGAAAAAAGAAGAGGAAAAGCCATCGAAGCTAATATGAAAGCTAAAAGAGGAAAAATGATGAAAGCCAAAAAAGGTGTTATGGCAGAAGAAGATAATCTTTCAAAATATGTTAGAGAAATTAAAGAAGAAAGAAAACCAAAAGGTGCAAAAAGACTTTCTGATGAAGTCCAAAAGAAAAACATGGGCGGAGAAATGCGAGGTTATGGTGCAGCAAGAACATCTGGCATGGGTCTACAAGATGAACAATTAGTACCGGGAAAGTCTTTGGATTATTACAAAGATTTAATGTAATGAATTATGGCTACGTCAGGAACTACAGCATTCGATTTAAATATCGATGACATTATTGAAGAAGCATACGAAAGATGTGGTATGCGGACTAATAGTGGTAATGACTTACGTAGTGCAAGAAGAAGTTTAAATCTTTTATTTTCTGAGTGGGGTAATAGAGGAGTTCATCTTTGGAAAGTTTCTCTTAATGAAGTGCCATTAGTTGCGGGAACTGCACAATATGCAGTTAATTCAAGTGTCTCTGATGTATTAGAAGCCTATATCTCAACAACTGCTGCAGCTAGTAATACTGCTTCAACTAATGATATCTCTTTAACAAAAATAGATAGATCTGCATATGCAGCATTACCAAATAAATTACAAACAGGACAACCTTCTCAATATTTTGTTGATAGACAAATAACACCTCAAATATTTTTGTATTTAACTCCTGATGCAACAACTTTTACAACTTTAAAATTTTATACTATTGATAGGATTCAAGATGCTGGTATTTACACTAATCAAGCAGATGTAGCATATAGATTTTTACCTTGCATGTGTTCAGGTCTTGCATATTATTTATCAGTTAAAAGAGCACCAGATAGAATTCAATTATTAAAACAATTATATGAGGATGAATTATTAAGAGCATTAAGTGAAGA